ATCGAATCCAAAGAATCCGAGATTCATCAAGGATGATAAGTTCAAGAAATTAGTCAAGAGCATCCAGGAGTTTCCTCAAATGCTTGAATTGCGACCTATTGTAGTGGATAGCAATATGGTTGTCCTGGGGGGCAATATGCGCCTAAAAGCATCTATCGCTGCGGGTTTGCAAGAGGTGGATATCATAATTGCCGACCAATTAACGGATGAGCAGAAGGCCGAATTCATCATCAAAGACAATGTGGGATTTGGTGAATGGGATTGGGACTTACTCGCCAATGAATGGGATGTAGAGGCATTGACTGATTGGGGATTGGATTTACCTATACTTATGGAAGAACCTTCATATGATGATCTCATAAGGGAAGAAAAAGGGAAACCCGCAACTATTAAAATAACATTTGATAGTCCGGAACAACTTCAAAAAGCAGAGATAGACATTCAAGAGTTAATCGATAGAAAATACCAGGGTGCATATTTTTCAGTAAGTGCGGGAGAGATATGAAATTGGAGAAGGCATCAAGAAAGGCAGTAGATTTTGCATTGTTGAATTTTCATTATGCTAAAACAATTGCCCCGAGGGCACACGATAACGCATATTCCGTTTTCAATGCGAATGGAGAATGGTGTGGTGTTATTTGTTTTGGTATGGGAGCAACTCCTCAAATTGGATCACCATATGGTTTAAAGCAAGGTGAAGCGGTTGAATTGATCAGAGTCGCTCTAAATGGGAAACAAGAAATGACATCAAAAGTGGTTGCATTAGGATTAAAACTATTAAAAAAACATAGCCCTTTAGTTAGATTGGTAATTTCATATGCCGACAAAGGTCAAGATCACAAGGGAACAATCTATCAAGCAACTAATTGGTATTATGTCGGAGATTCAGAATCTTCCGGAATGGAATATTTTGTTGATGGGAAATGGCGTCACGCCAAATCTATTAAGCCACAAATGAAAAGGATTGCGAAAAAAAGAAAGTCATCCGGGAAAAACAAGTATATCTATCCTTTGGATAGTTCTTTGATAGGTATGTGTAAAGAATTGTCAATGCCTTATCCCAAAAAAGAAACCCCGCATAGCGGGGCATCTTTGAGCGAGGAGGTCGATTTGAACGCCACTTCTTGATTGGAATATCAAGTGTGCAACCATTACACTACCCTCGCAAAACAAATATATAAAAAAGATGGACAAAACTGAACAACATAAAAAGGCAATGCTTGATGCCCTGGAGAAATCTTTGGGTGTTGTTACGGCTGCTTGTAAATCCGTAGGTATAGGGCGCACTACGCATTACCTATGGATGCAAGAAGATCCCGAATACAAAAAGGCGGTGGATGAATTGTCTGATGTTGCTATTGACTTTGCAGAAAGCCAACTGCACAAACAAATCAAAGATGGTAATTCCACGGCAACAATCTTCTTCTTGAAAACAAAGGGCAAGAATCGGGGATATATAGAAAGACAAGAAATCCACAACACGGGCGATAACCTCTTCAACATTCAGATACTTGGCGAGGGAACTGAAAACGAATAAGGTATTCGGACACCTTCTCCGATCAGATAAAAGAATCACGATTGAACAAGGTGGAACGAGATCCGGCAAGACATACAACATCTTGCTTTGGATCATATTTTACTATACCCGAAATAATAAGGGAAAGACAATAACCATCTGCCGAAAGACCTTCCCTTCCCTCCGAGCATCGGTGATGAGGGACTTCTTTGAGATCCTCCGGAGTTATGATATCTACCGAGAGGGGTATCACAACAAATCATCAAGTGAATACTACTTGAATGGTAACCTCATTGAATTCATCTCGATTGATCAGCCGGACAAGATCCGAGGAAGAAAGAGAAATCTGCTCTACATCAATGAAGCCAACGAATTATTTTTCGAGGATTGGCAGCAACTAATTTTCCGTACCGATGGGAAGATCATTCTCGATTACAACCCTTCGGAAGCATTCCATTGGATATATGACAAGGTGATACCGAGGGATGATGCGGAGTTTTTCCAAACGACCTACCTCGACAACCCCTTCCTGGATGATACCATCCGGCAAGAGATCACCCGATTGAGAGATACGGATGAGGACTATTGGCGTATCTATGGACTGGGGGAGAGAGGATCATCAAGAGCGACAATCTTTCAATTCCATATTGCAGAAGAGCCGAAGGGAAAGGTCATTTCAATGGGGATGGACTTTGGTTTTACGAATGATCCCACCGCCCTGGTTAGAGTAACCGAGGAGGATGGGAATCTCTACATTGAAGAATTACTCTACCACACCAATCTCACGAATCGAGATATCTCGGAGAAGTTCCAGGAATTAGGATTGACCAGGTACGATGAAATTTGGGCTGACTCGGCAGAACCGAAGTCGATTGAGGAGTTGCATCGTATGGGGTGGAATGTGAAGCCCACGGCAAAGGGAAATGACTCTATTATGGCGGGGATTGATATCCTCAAGAGATACAAAATCTTCGTAACAAGGAACTCAAAGAATCTGATCAAGGAATTTCAGAATTACAAGTGGCAAGAGGACAAGAATGGAAACCTCCTTAACCGACCCGTTGACAATTTCAACCACGGAATTGATGCAACGAGATATGCTACCTTTAACCGAATGAGCCGACCTAACTATGGGCGGTATGCTATACGATAGGAAACAAAAGTTATTTGAATGAGATGAATGTGATAGTACCTAACCATTTGAACGAGATTACTCTCGGACAATACCAACATTTCCTTCGGTTGGAGGGAGATGAGGAATTCCTATCAAAGAAGATGATTGAGATCTTTTGCGGTATGAAGATGGATCTCATCCAAAAGATGAAGGTTTCATCCATTGGGAAAATCTCCAAGATCCTCACGAAGATGCTGCAAGAGAAAGCAGAATTCAAACCAACATTCAAATTGGGAGAACAAGAGTTTGGATTCATCCCCATCCTGGAGGATATCACCTTCGGGGAGATGCACGATCTTGATCAGACAATGAGCGATTGGCAGAGGATGAATGAGGCGATGTGCGTTTTATTTCGCCCCATAGAACAGAAGATGGGAAAGAGGTATCGGATAAAGGAGTACGATGGGAAGATGGATCTCGCGGAAACTATGAAGCAGATGCCGATGGATGTTGTGATGGGTGCGGTGGTTTTTTTTTGCAATTTAGGGATCGACTTATCAGCGGCTTTCCTTCGCTCTTTGGCGAAGAAAGAGGGGATATCGACTATACCGTTGAGGGACAATTCGCCCAACGATGGGGATGGTTTCCCCTATTCTATACTCTCGCAAATGGAGATGCAACAAAATTTGACCAAGCATCAAAATTACCCGCTTCATTCGCCTTCTCCTTTTTAGCATTTGAAAAAGACCGAAACGAAGCAGAAAATAAAATACTGAAGAAAAACTTGAAATGAGAAACTTCTACCTTGTACTCGAAAAGATCAAAACCTTCCTGGAGGGACATTCGCAAGTCAATGTCGTAACGACTGGAGATATTTTTGATGTGGATCTCAACAAGCAGACCATCTTTCCTCTTTCGCATATCATCATCAATTCCGCGAATCTTGAGGGGCAAGTCATTCGTTTCAATATATCGGTTTTGGCGATTGACATTGTAGATGAAACAAAAGAGAACCCCAGGGATCAAAATGAGCCGTTCTACGGCACGAACAACGCCCAAGACATACTCAATACCCAACTCGCAGTTTGCAACGCTCTAATCAAAGAACTTGAAAAGGGGGATTTGCATTTTGACAAATATCAATTACAAGGTGCGCCCCAATGCCTTCCCTTCCAGGATCGCTTTGAGAATTTGTTGGCGGGATGGAATTGCACTTTTGATGTGATTACCGCAAATACCGAGATCTCCGTATGCTAACAGCCACTAACACGGAAGCATATCTCAATGCGTTTGCCCAAAGGGTTCTGCAACAAGCGCAGTTAGAACTCGGTGCATATCGCACGGAGGATGGGAAAAGACGGAGGATTGACTCTACTGGGAAACTCCGGAACTCCCTTCCTGGATCTTATTCATTGAAGATGATGCCGAACTCAATGTCCTTGAAATTCTTTGAGGAGAATGAGGCGTGGCAAACCTATGGCTATGTGATTGATAAGGGGCGCAGACCAGGCAAGATGCCCCCTACTGATGCAATCAAGAAGTGGATCAAACAAAAACCCTTGAGATTGAGAGATCTGAAAAAGGGATCTTTTGTGAAGATGACCGAGAGCAAGGTTGACTCCGTTGCATTTGCAATAGCCAAGAAGATAAAAGAGAAGGGTACAAACCCCAC